TCGTAGTGCGAGACACTGGCGGGCTGGCTTTTTGCTGGCCCGCCAACTTTCATTTTCGGGGATCGCCTACTCATGAACATTGAACCATCCAACGCTAAAGTTTTTCTAGCTCGCGTTATGGCATGGCCACAAGACGGTGACAGTGTCGCCTATGTGAATATCCACCACACCTTCGTTCCGAAGGATGCCAGCACCATAAAGAGCAAAGGGCCGAAAGCCCGCCTGCCGTGGTCTGGGAGAGCATGCCGTACTTTGAATGAGGCGGTTAAGGCCGTCGATTATTTCAACAGCAAGCCGGATAGCATTCGCGATATTTACTTCTGCACGTCGACCCAAGGTTATGCCGAGCCCAAGACCACGGATAGGGGCTTCCAGTGGTTTAAAGCCGTGAAGCTGGCCGAGAATGCGGTCAAGCTAAAATCCCTCTTCATCGATATCGATCTTGTCGACGGCAAGGAAGACAAGTCCAAGGGCTATGACGACATGCCGCAGCTTATTGCGGCACTAGGTGCATTCCTGAAGGCGTCCGGCCTACCGCGCCCGACGATCATGGTATCAACCGGCGGCGGCATGCACATCTATTGGTGCCTGCTTGAAGCGTTGACGGTGAAGGACTGGCTCCCGCTGGCATACGCTTTAGCGGAGGCAACTCGCCGCCATGGCTTGAAGTGTGACACACAGTGCACCATCGACGCCGCCCGCGTCTTGCGCGTGCCGGGCACCACCAACTACAAGTATGATCCCCCGCGCAAGGTCAAGCTGGCTGGAACCCCGCTGGACTTCGATTATCTCAATGCACGCATTGAAGCATCGCTGGCACCATACAAGGTGCAAGTCCCGTACTCGGTCCTCAATGACAGCATGACCCTCCTGCCACCGAAAGCACCATTGCAAGGTGTTTCCGATCTGTCGGCAGGGATTGATATGTCTTCCTTGGCACCAGTCAATCTTGACACGCTTGTGCATGAGTGTGGCTTTATCGCCGAAGCACTGGCGACAGGTGGCGCTTCGTTCCAGAACCCGTTGTGGAACCTGACCACCCTGATAGCTACATTTGCTGAAGGTGGACGGGTAGACGCGCACCGGATGGCGAATGGGCACTTGGGCTATGGGCCGGGCGAGACTGATGAACTGTTTGATCGTAAGGTTGAGGAAAAGCTATCCCGTAACCTCGGATGGCCCAAGTGTGCAACAATCGCAGCAAGCGGCTCGAAGGCCTGTGCATCGTGCAAGCACTTCACCGCTAACCGGTCGCCGCTCAACTTTGCTCCAAAGCCAATGGCAACGCTGGTACAGGGCGGCTTCTCCTCTGCCGCCATCCAGCAGCAACAGGGCGGTGTTACCCCCCAAGGTAACACAAAGGCGGCTCTGGCCCCCTTGAGCATCGTGCCCGGCACAGGCCAGCAGGACCCCGACTTGCCAGACGGCTATCTCCGCAATGCTGAAGGGGTGATCCTTTACCCCTACACCATGGAAGATGGTTCGACCACGTGGTTCCCTGTATCGCGTTACCCGATGATCGAACCATGGATGCAGCGTGACCCATGGACGCTGAACTTCACAACCGAAACCGAATTCGGTAAGCTTTCCCAAATCACAGTACCGTGCAAAGACGTCGGAACTTCAGAAATGAAGAAGGCCTTGCAGGATCAAGGTCTGATGGTGACCGGCGGCACACGTGGCTTCAACAACCTCACGGATTTTATCATGGCATGGATCACCAAACTCCAATCGACCCGAGACAGTGTTATCTCATCCGTGCCGTTCGGCTGGCTTGTCCATGGAGGCGGCACCAAGGGCTTCGTCTATGGTGGCAAGCTCCACACGCCGACCGGCGAAGAGACAGCTTCGAACACCGACCCGGAACTTCAGCGCCAGTTCTCTCCTGAAGGTGACATACAGCCGTGGCGCGATGCAGCCAAAATGATCACCTCTCAGCGCCGCCCGGCTCTTGATGCGATCTTGGCTTCTGCATTCGCTGCCCCGCTGGTACGTTTTACCGGCCACTCTGGTCTACTCATGTCGGCATACTCAATTGAAAGCGGCATCGGAAAGTCCACAGCCCTGAAGGTGGCACAGGCCGTATGGGGTGACCCGGTCAAGGCGGTCCAGTCCCTATCGGACACGCAGAACTCCGTCCTTAACAAGATGGGTGAATTGCGCTCCCTGCCGATGTATTGGGACGAACTGAAGTCTGAAGAAGACACCAAGCGATTTGTCGATACCGTCTTCCGTCTTACCCTCGGCAAAGAGAAGTCCCGCATGACGTCCAAGGTCACCCAGCGCACGCCGGGGACATGGCAGACAATCATGGTCGCCGCGTCGAACGAAAGCCTTATGGACAGCGTTGCATCCAAGACCCGCGCCACCACGGCAGGGCTCTACCGCGTGTTCGAGTTCACGGTCAATCCAGCTAAGGCCGGTGCGGTCGGGCAAATCGATCCGACTGTAGCCCAGCGCATGGTGGCAAAGCTGCACGACAATTACGGCAACGTGGGCTATGAATACGCCAGTTACCTCGGAAGGTATCATGCTCAGGTCGAGACAGACGTTGGGTCTATGCTGTCCATGGTGGCGCAGGAAGTCAACATGAAGCCGGACGAACGCTTCTGGGTGGCCCTGATCGGGTCCATCATGCTCGGCGCTCAGTATGCCAATGCCCTTGGTTTCACCACTATTGATGAAGCCGGGTTGAAGCAGTTCATGTACGCCACCCTCACGGATATGCGCAAGCAGCGCAATTCTCAGCCGGTCGATATGCGGGACAAGGCGAACGTGGTCAACACTCTGGCCCGGTTCCTCAACGAAAGCCGTGCACGCCACACCCTCTACACCAACATCATCTATCGTGGCCGTGGCAAGCCTGCTGCCGGGGCAATCACCGTCGAGCGGGATGCGAGCAAGCTGGACGGCATCCGCGTACATGTCGGCATGCAGGACAAGGTCATGCGGATCGGCCAGTCCTACCTGTATGACTGGCTGTCCCTGAACAACTACCCACGTCACGTCTTCCTCATGGCCCTGCAATCGGAACTAGGGGCTATCACCACCAACGGGCGACTTGGTTCCGGCACGTCGTTCGCCAATGCCAGTGAGTTCCTGATCGAACTCGACCTGAACAAGACCGCACTGCTCAACTTCATTGACGAACTATAGGAGGATTACCATGGAACTGATGAAGAAACTGACCGAAGACCAGCACTTGCAGCTTTCGCATCACCTCGAAGCTGCCCGCAAGATCATCAACGAAGCCTCTGGCGTACCCTGTGACCTCGTATCTGTCGCGCACAAAACCCATGAAGACGGGGCAGTGTGCGAAGGTGTCGCCGTTCTGACAGAGATAACCGCCTATGCCACCTTCTGTATGCTGGCACAGGCCACGCAGGCGATGGAGGGCAAGGCACGTGAAGAGTTCATACTGCGGCACGTCAGCGCCAATGAGCGCCCCTGCTGATCACCAGACCATAGAACAAAAAGAACCCCGGTGATGAGCCGGGGTTTTTAGTTAGTTACCCGCGAAGGTAACTTGGGAGGATCACCGTCTTTGGAGCATGACATCACCAAGCCGTTGGATCGTCTGTCGGGTTTCGTGCATCTCATCGCGGAGGTCTTCGACTGCGTTGATGCCTTTCTCCCACATACGGCGGTTTTGCATAGTCTCGACGTTATGTGCCTCTATGGCCGCTGTCAGCTTGTTGACGGCTGAACTGTCGACCAAAGCCCCGGCGACTTCCGCCACGGCTGATTGCTGCCCCTTCCCACTCGCACCCTTCCAGATGCCAAGCGCCCCTAAAATAGTTATTAAGACGACGCCCACTCCATTGGCGACATCGACTGTGTTAAAGCCCCAATCCATTCTCTTGCTGCCGCCTCTTGATATCTGCGTATGTATGGCCGACATCACGCGATGAACGGTAGAGGTTGGCCAACTCGAATGCCGTAAAGGTAGCATATGCAGCGACGGCAGAAAAGGCCCCGACACCTGCAATGTACGCAATAAGGAAGCCAAGGGAGAACTGCGACCAGAACACCGCCCCCATGGTTGATGTTGCCATGCGTATGTGGGGTGAGTAGGGGAAGCTCTGGAACGTCCCGTTAACGATCAGTGCCACAAGCCGGGCTAGACCACAGACAAGCAGGAGAGTGGCCCACGTTTCTTCCGTGGCCCACTGGCGTAATTGGTAAAACGACGGCGACTTGCTGAACATATCCGGCTGCACCATGAAACCATAGTACATGGCGAAGTACAACGGCACCATCAGCCACTCAGAGATGCGGATTTGGAAGTGTTGCTTGATGCCAGTAGTTACCCTGACGACGATCATCTCGGCATTCCCAACTTCGGTTATGAGATGACGCGCACTCATTTCTCAGCCCGCCATGCTCTATTCTTCGACGCTGGTAGAACGCGCAAGTTAGACCTTTTGTTCGATCCCCCTTCACGTTGCGGCTTTTTGTGGTCAACGTCCTTGCCGTCGCCCTTGCGCACCCTGCCCTCTTTTTCGAGCATGGCACGCGCTTTGTTGTTGTTCGAGCGCTTCTTGACGTTTTCCGGGCGAGCATCATAACCAGCGTTCTTTCGCTTGATCTGGCCCGGAGTGCGGTGGGAGCTTGGATCGCGCTTCTCACCATTTTCTGCCATGGCGTTACCTTTCAAGGTAAGTAATTGTAGGTCTGATCGGCAGTATCCAGCAAGTGTTGCTCACGGCGGCGGGCGCGAATACCTTCCTTGGTGTTCTTCATATCACTCTTTATTCTCTTTTGGTAGGCCCTAAGATCAGAAAGTGACAACCTTACGTCAACAGGTTGTGAACTATTCCACTTCCTGATATCGCGCCAGACCCGACCACGGGTAGCCCCATTGGCTTCGACCCATGCCCGCATGAACTCGGAGCGCTCGCCCTCCTGCTTGTCCTTGCCGCGATAGAAGGCCCCGGAGCGCTCGTAGCTCTCTGCCTCTCGCGACGGCTGGAAGCCTGCGGCCCGCAATGCTGCCTCACCAACCGTGTAGGGGGACATCGTCTGCTTACCGGTCTTTTCCGAGATGGTGCCC